CGAAATGGAAGCGCAAGACCAAGGACGGCCGCGTGGAGATCATCCGGCCCGTGGCAGTCGAGCAGGGCAGGCCGTCACCAAAGACAAACGGCGCGAAACGGCTCAAAGGAAGCGCACCGCTGCAACTGGAGTTTGGAAGATGAAAGCGCGGCGCAATCTTTACACGGAAATCGCCGGTGAAATCACCACGGCGATCCGCGAGGTGCTGGCGCGTCACGAGGACGCGCTGCGCCGTAGGAAGGAAAGTCGCGACCGGCTCAATTACTGGATCAGCGTTGGTGCGAACGCAGCGTGCCGTTCGGTGCGCGCAGGGCGCGGCAAGCAGCTCAAGCTGGAGCTGGGGCTATGAGCGCGTGCGCGGCTGGTTGAATAATGGTCAAGATCATGGCATTACAGGCAGCTCATGGCCGAACTGATTCTTCGCGCGCCGAACAAGAGTGCGCTGCTGCGACTCTGCATGGCGGAACTGGAAGCGGCGGGGCACGTCGTCGATTCGTTGCTGCGGCGCGAAACGCCGGGCGAATTTTGCGCGCGCGTCGGCGTCTCGAAGCGCACGCTGAGACGGCGTTTGGCGAGTCCGTTCGCCCCGAAAATCCGCGTGTGGCGCGGACAGCGCATGAGGATCACCGCGCTGGAATCGACGCCGCGTTTCGACCGGTTCGCGCGCGAGGGGCGGACTTGCGGCCAGAATACGCACTGCCTGGACTGCGAAGCGGCCAGGTTTGTGAACAGCGCGCGTTGAGCTGCGAGCTGAGCCGGCCTAAAAAGCCGGTCATGCATCCGTCGCCATTCCACGATCCGGCAGACTCACCCAGGGCATCGCACACGCCGGACATGGCGGCCGAGATCGACAAACCCGAGGACCGGCTGCTCGAAAGGATCGCAAGAATGAGCCTCGCGCTTCCGCCGGGCGTGCAGCGTCCGTTTTTCAACCGCTGCGTGGCAGCCGCGGCACTCGCGGCGCTGAGGGAGTCGGCACGCGACGGGACGCTGGCGGATTTGTTCGACGGGCTTGAGCCGGTGTCGGCGGACCTTGAGGGCGTGGCGCGAATTCTCGCGGAGCTGATTGATTCGGACAATCCGCGACTGCAAGCGAAGTGCATGGATTTCGTGCTGGGAACCGGGCTTTGCCAGGGCAAGAGCCAGACGGTGATCGCGCTTGAGGAGGGCGTCGGGAAAGCGGCCGTGAGCAAACGGTGCAAAGTGTTGCAAACTGCGCTCGGTGTTCCGCCGGGACGTGGAATGAAGCGGGAAGAGGCATGCGCGAGCTATCGCGAACGGCAGCTCGGCAAACGGGCGAAGCCGAAGCCGCAACCGTGGGCTTTTTCAAAACTGCTGGGGAGGGCTTATGCAAACGCTTGAGGTCATAGAACCGCGCGTGTGCGAAATCATTGACGCGGTCAGGCTGGCCGTGCGTTCGCAGCACCGGACCATGGGCATGGTCGGCGTGACGATCTCACGGATCATCAAGGCAGGCCGGCTGCTCAAGGCACAGCGCGGGGAAGCGGCGCACGGTGAATGGCAGGCGTGGATTGAAGCGAATATCACGGAGCCAACAGGCCTTACCTATAGGACTACGCGAAACTGGGTGAAGCTCGCCGAGGCGCACGATCGCGGCATTCCCATCGAGACGGCGCAATCAGTAAGACAGGCATACATTCTCGCCGGCCTGCTGCCAGAACCGGAATCAACGACGGCATCCAGCGCGCCGCAACAGAGCAACTACCTCGTTCACATCAGCCGGCTGGAGCGCACGATCAAGGCACAACTCAATGCGCAACCGATCGAGCAGTGGAGCCAGGCCGACCGTCAGGCATTACGCACGCGTCTAAAGTGGATCGCAGACCTATTAGATCGACTTTAGTAACCAACACACGACCATGCACTTACCATTAGCGTCCCTTACCCTCCCCCCATCAGGGAGTCTCCTTGACCCCTCCGGGACGCGGCAGTCTTGGCGACTCTCGACCGTTTTTTACGTATGACTCCCAAGCGTTGTTCCCATGAAATGAAACGTCAGGCGCGCTCGAAAAAGCCAGTCCAGGCGTCTGGAATTCCTGTGCATTGCAAGTTCGACCGCATCGCGCCGTCGGCGGAGTTGAAGCTTTACCAGGGAAACTACCGCAAGCACCCGGCGAAGCAGCTAGACCGCTTGCTGCGTGTGATCCAGGGCGACGGAAAAAAGCCAGGTAACGGCTGGCGTCGTCCCGCAGTAGTGTCGCTCCTCAGCGGATGCGTCACGAAAGGAAACGGCACCGTGCAAATGGCGCAGCGCCACGGTCTCGATGTTCCCGTGGAGTTTCAGCACTACAGGAACCGCGCCGAAGAGATCCGCGACCTTATCGCCGACAACAAACTTGTGGCGCTCGCCGAGGATGACGACGAGGCTCTTGCAAAACTGCTCTCGGAACTCGATGCCGGCGAAGTCGAGTTTGCTGCTGTCTCGACTGAGGAACTCGAAAACCTGTTGAACGAAACGAACATTCCCGAGGGCGAGTTCCCAATCACGGCCAAGCTCGGCGAGGGCTACGATTACGTCCTCATCTTTACCACGAACGCCACCGAGTTCGTGTTTCTCCAAACGCTCCTGAACATCCAGCCAGAGCGAAGCTACAAGAAAAACGCCATCGGCCTTGGGCGTGCGATCACGCTGGGCCAGGCACTAAAAGCACTCCATGAAAATCGTCATTCCCTCGATGTCGCGGTTCGCGACCATGACCACGCACCGGCTGATTCCAAGCGCGCTCGTGTGCGTGCCCGCAAGCCAGCGCGCTGACTACGCGAAGGTCGCCGGCATCGGCCCCATCCTCACGCATCCCGATTCGGTCAAGGGGCTGACTCCCAAGCTTAACTGGATTCTCGATCACTTCCGCGACGAGGATGCCGTTGTGTTCGTTGATGACGACATCGCCAGCGTGCAGCGCTGCTTTGTGGAAAAGGGTGAACCCGCCACGATCCGCGAACCGGAGAAGATCCTCGCTATCATCAAGGCAACGCACATCCTCGCGCGCGACACAGACGCTTACTATTTCGGATGGGAGGCGAGCAACGGCGCGGTCCGCTACTACACCGGCCTCAAGCCGATCATGCTCACCGGCTACATCAACGGGTGCGCCATGGGCTTCCGGCGCGGCCACGGCCTGCGCTTCGACGAAAGGATCGTCGCGAAGAATGACTTCGACATCGCCGCGCAAAACGCCTGGCGTCACCGCTATTGCGTGAAGGATGGCAGGTTCAGCTTCTGCCAGCGGGAGACGTTTACCGGACGCGGCGGACAAAGCGCCTACCGGACCAGCGGCACCGAGCGGCGCGATGTGGAGCTGCTGCGGAAAAAGTTCGGCGACATCTTCCACTTCGGAGCGCAGAGCATGAACCGAAAACGCGACTACGCCGGCGTGCAGAAAATCACGATGCACCTTCCTTTTTGAAAGATACCCGTGTGGCCCCTGCGAAAGCAAGGCCAGCCCACCATTGAGGGCGGATTGATGGGGCGTGCGCGTGGCACGTAAATAGCCGAGGAGAAAGCCTGAAACATCGGCCTGTCCAGAGCACCGCGCAAAACCAAAACCGGGAAGAGCCAACCCGCAAAAACAGGCGCTATGCAAAATGCAAAATCCAGAAGCTCTCAAGCTGCCCGACCAGCTCCTCGTCCGCTACTTTCGCGACGGCGACATCGGGTTGATCACGAATGTCGAAACTGACGGCAACAAGCTAACGGTCCGCGTCGGAAAACGCACCGACCGCTGGCAGGACCTCGGCGGAGGCCTCGGCTACGTGCCCGACATGGGCGATTGAATTTTCCCCGCGATCCGTTACCACTCCGCGCGTGAGCGCACAAAACGCAAAGGATGCCGCCGACGAGATCGTTGCGCGGCTGAGAATGGAGCCCGGCCCGAAAGGTCGGAAGTTCCAGCTCGTCACGTTTGAGACCGACGAAGGCTGCCGCTTTTTCTACCCGCGCCGGTCTTTGGACTGGCAGCGCCAGGTCAACACCTTCGTCTCACGCGATCTGCGCACCCGTTACAACATCCGCGTGCAGCGCATCTCCATTTCCCCGGCTGACTACGACGTCTGGCTGAATGGCCGCGCCGACCAGCCCGATCTGCGCCGGCAGTTCGCCGACGGGCATCAGCACTTGCTCCCTTAGCCTGGCAAATCCTTCGCGTCGTGGATCAGATCGAAGGCGAGGTTGTGCGTCCGTGTTTTGAGTCTGCCGATCCGGTCAATGAGCCGGGCCTTTCCTGAAAACTCCGGTAGTTTGAAGGCCGCGCTGTAAAGGCTGCCAGCCAGTTTTTCAATCTGCGCCGCTTTCTTCGCGCGGCGCGTTCCGCGCGCTCTGAGGGTTTCATTTGCCATGCGGCAATGACGGCGCTTTCGCGCCCTTCGGTCAACTTTGAATTCATCCTCGCACACCGGCGGCTTGCAAGCACCGGCCCTGCCAGCGCGTGGTTTTTTCACCGCTCGAAATTCTGCGCGCGACGCAAAGGCTGGCGGCTGGAATTTTCTACTCGTTCGGTGGAGATAACGCCGAGCATTAAACAAAAACCGGGACGAGCCAACCCGACCAAAAACCGGCACCAGACAGATGAAAACGCTAACCACAGTCCGCAGCCTTGCCATTGGAAAAGCCAACACGCTCCAGCGCTGCCACCGCCATCTCGAAGCGCTCCGCCCGGCCTTCGCCGAATGGGCGGATGGCGAGATTTACGTGTGCAAGAAAACCGGCTCCTACCGCTACCGCTTCGGCGCACAGTCGAAGTCGCCCGCGCCTTGGAGCAAACTCGCCGTGCAGATCTTCGAAAGCCCGGCCGCCTTCGCCTTTGCCGCGATGGTGCTCGCGCCAGCCGTTGTCGAGGCCGCGCCCGTTGAGCAGCCGAAACCCGCGACCGTTGAAACATCCGGCCGCGCCAACATCATCCACCTAGCGAGGGTCGCCTGATGAATGCGCCCGCCGAAATCCGCGTCGTGCGCCTCAACGAGTCGCCGTCACAAGTGAAAATGGACACGCCAGCGGCAGCCGCCGAATACTGGCGCACTGTCATCACTGCGGCCCCGTGGTTCATCCACGAGCGCGAGCTTTGCGTGGTGCTGGCCCTCAACACGCGGCTCATGCTTACCGGCCACAGCCTGGTCAGCATGGGCTCGCTCAACGAATCCATCGTCCATCCGCGCGAAGTCTTCCGGCCGGCCGTGGCGCTGAACGCCTACGCGGCCGTGCTCATGCACAATCATCCGAGCGGCGACCCGTCGCCCTCGGACGCCGACCGGCGCATCACGCGCAAGTTGTCGGAGTCGGGCCGCATCCTCTCCATCGAACTGCTCGATCACGTCATCATTGGCGAGCCGGGCACGTTCAGTTTCAGGGAGGCTGGAATTCTATGATCTCGCTCGAACTTCCGCTCATTGGGCCCGCCGCGTCCGTCCTGGACGCGGCACGGGCGCTTGCGGCGCGGCGCGACCGCCTCGCCATCCTGCTCCATGGCTCTCCTGGCGTCGGCAAGACACACCTGCTCGACCTGCTGGCGCTGGAATGCACCGGCTCCAAGTTTGCCATCGAACAGGTCAACGGCCAGTCCCTCGGCATCGAGCTTGTCCGCGAATGGCGCGCACGCGCCTGCTACGGAAACCTTTTCGCCGAATGGACGGTGAAACGCATCGACGAACTTGACCACGCGAGCGCATCCGCCAGCGCTGAGCTGCTCACGCTGCTCGATTACATGCCGGCGCACACCGCGATTCTCGCGACCACCAACGACTACGCGAAACTCCGCGCCGCCAGCAAAGGCCGGCTGGAGACGCGCTTCGTGGTTTTTCGCGTGGACGCGCCAAGCATCGAGGAGGCCGTCGCCTATCTCCGCCAGCGGTTCCGCACTCCGGCTGCCGTGGCTCGCGAGATCGCCAGCGGCGCGGTGCCCGACGGCTGCCTTGCCAGCGAGGGAGTGAACATGCGCGCGTGCGTCGAGGACGCGCAGGCCTACCAAGCCGCGCGCGAGGCGGGGCAAGGGAGGGCCGCAGCATGACCTTCGCCGAAATCATCACGCCCGGCGGTTACGCCGCCGGGGAGGTTTCCAGCGCCATGCAAAAGTGCATCCGTCGCGGACTCGAGGACGACGCCCTGTTCTGGGCTACGGAACTCGATCTTGCCGGCTTCGGCGAATACGTCTGGAAGCGACTCCGAATTATCGCGAGCGAGGACGTGGGCCTTGCCGAACCGTCGGCAGCGGCGACGGTTCGCGCCCTCTACGCCAACTGGCTCGACCAGCGCAAAAAGAAGGACGAGCGCCACGGCCCGGAGCGGCTGTTCCTCGTCCATGCGGTCATCGAGCTTTGCCGCGCGCGCAAAAGCCGCCTCGTCGATCACGCGCTCATCGTCCACTACGAAGGCCCGCGCACCAAGCGGCCCGTGCCCGACTTCGCACTCGACCATCACACCCGGCGTGGAAAAGCCCGGCAGCGGGGCCACACGCACTTCTGGGAGCATGGTGCGAAGCTCTCCAACGCGGCGGCGGTTCCCGACGCCTACGCGGCGCAGGCCCGCGAGATCAGGCGCGACCGCCAGACGGAGCTGGAACTGTGATTTTCCAGCGCACAAACTCTTGTGCGATTATTGTTGACGGCGCACAAATCCTTGTGCATTCTCCACGCATGAGCAAGAAAGCGAAACTCCTTAAAAAGCTGAACGATGCAAACCAGGACCGTTCGTTCAGCTTCGATGAAGCCGTCTCGCTGCTGCTTAATGCGGGTTTCGTCAAAGACGGCGGCGAGGGGAGCCACCGCGTCTATCGTCACCCCGACGGCAGGCGCATGGTGCTCACCTTCCACGGCAAGGACGTAAAGCCCTGCTACATCCGCGAAATCCGAAAACTGCTAAATCCATGAAAACACACAGCAACCGCTACCTTGTCCGCATCTTCTGGAGCGATGACGACGAAGCCTATGTCGCGCAGGTTCCTGCGCTTCCCGGCTGCGTCGCCCATGGTTCCACCTTCAAGCAGGCCGCCCGCGAAATCGAAAGCGCGATGGCAGTCTGGCTCGACAGCGCACACCGCCACAATGACCCGATCCCCGAGCCAGACCTCGCACGCGAGGAGATCTCGCGCGTGGAGGCATTCCTCAACGTCTCCAAGCTCGCTGCGCGGGCCGGGCTGAACAAGCACACGCTTGCCAGCAAACTGCGCCGCAAGAGCGCGTTCACCGCGCCGGAGGCGAAGGCCATCCTGCGCGCACTTGAGCCTGCGTGATGATATCAGAGCGCGACATGATGCACGGGCGCGACTGGGCCGGTGAGAACCTCGCCGGCTGGCTGCTCTCCGAAAAACTGCGCGGCTGCCGGGCCTATTGGGACGGTTCGGAAATGTGGACCCGTGGCGGCAATCGTGTCGCCATCCCCGCGCACTGGCGCGAGGCACTGCCCGCCCAGCAGCTCGACGGCGAAATCTTCGCCGGG